GCCACCCTTGCACGACTTGCAGCTAATGAAACGGAGGCACAAGTGACAGAAACACAGTTTGACGCAGCGGTAGCGAACCTACAGCAGCAGATCACCGACTTGACCAATAAGGTACTTCCTCTGTTTGCAGGGGGAACGGGGGGTGGAACGGGTGTGACAGGCGGAACCGGAGGCGGCAACACCGATACAACCATTGTCATCGTAAAAGCAATTTACGAACGAGTGGACGGCGGAGGTTCGGTGGATGTGACGGCGCAGGTTCAAGCCCTTGTGAACTCGGGGGTACCCTGGAACGTACACCCCGGTCTGGCAGACTTCGCAGTTGGGTTTGAGAAACGGCTGCAGGTTGATTATACCGTTGGAGGGGTCGCCCGACCCCATGCAACCTTCAGCCAATATCAGCAGGTAATCTGCAAGTAACGGATTGAGAGGTCCAAAGTGCCGTTCACGCTAACGCAGCTTGCAAACGAGATTAACGCCGACCCGACCGGCCTTGGATATGCGGCTTTTACTAATGCCGGGAACGACCAGGGGGTCGTTACCCTGATTAATGCTGTCGGTGTAAGTGGATCTTTTCAGGTACCGAGGGAGCCCATCCCCACCGCTATGTTCATCGCTAACATGGATCCTACTGAGTTTGCGGCGTTGACAAACGTGCAACTGCTCCGATTGCAGATCATACTTTCCGGCGGAACCGTGGACATCAACGGGGCAAACACTCGGGCTAGCCTGTTGGCTATATTTCCGTCCAACGGTGTCACCAAGACCAACATCGCAGCCCTTCTGAACCGACAGGGAAGCCGTGCAGAAGTCCTATGGGGGATTGGTACCGTAGTTACGACGGATAACGTCTCCAAGGCATTGAGGGGAGCGTAGGATGGCAACTAACGAACTATGGGGTGCGCTCGGTACTGAAACGGTGCTGATAAACAATACCAATTTCAGTAACCTGCTGAACAATGCCCTCGTACTCTCTGGAGACTATAACAACGTTCAAGGTGGTGGCGGGGGAGGTGGCGACACCCTTTGCCGACTACGGGCTATCCTCACAATGGCGGTGGGAGCCTCGGCCAATACCGGGTTCTCTGTCTGGTTCCTGAAGTCTACAGACGGAGGAACAACCTGGGAGCGGGGTGGAACTGGATTTACTCCCCAGAGATTGCCGGACGTGGTTTTTCCTGCACCGACTGACACCACGCAAACGGAAGTCAGTAGAGATGTACTTTGTCCGGCAGGTCACTTCAAAGTCTTGATTAAGAATGACGGTACCGGTCAAGCGACAAAGACAGATGTGACTTCAGCCGGGTCACAGCTTTCGATCATTCCGTTCACAAGGCAGATGGTATGATTGATACCCTGGGGTACGATACTTTTCTTCCGATCCATCTTGGAAATCCGATTAATCGGCGGCACCCGCTTAATGCAGGGAGACAGGCTTGGTGGCTTACCCTTACCGGTTTGGATGGAGGTAAGTTTTTCTATGACCTGATGGACCTATGGACGGGTACTCTTACGAGCATGGGGACGGGTAGCGGTTGGCAGGGTACCCCGCGAAAAGGAGGGTTTGGACAGCTAAAATTCGACGGTACTAGCAGTTATGTAGCAACAACCGGGTTATTCAGCTACGCACAGATGACTTGGAAAGCCTGGGTCAGACCGGATGACTTCTCCCTGTCCAATGCTATAAACCGCAGAATTGTTCACTCTTCCGACAACTCGGGTAATAACGAAACAAACCTTGTTTTAGGCAGTACCAATAGCAACGTTACATGGTACACATTTACATCTAGCAGTCAGTTTAGCGTAACCTCTGCTCCCTCTTCTTTAGCTATTGGAAACTGGTACCATATCTGCGGTACAAGGGATGGCTCGAACGCTTTCTTGTACATTAATGGCAAGCAGGCAGCAACCGGTGCGGATGCGGGCGGCGTTGCAGTGCCGACTTCTGCAAGTTTCTTCACTATCGGGAAGGTTCAGTTCTTTGGCGGAGGGTTCTTATCGGGAGCGTTAGACGATGTAAGTGTGTGGAACCGTGCACTCTCTGCAACAGAAGTCAAAGCTGATTATGATCTGAGCCTGCTTCTATATCCGGATGTGCTTAACCGGGTAGAGTCGCATGAATTGAACGCGCCGAACGTCTTTACTTTTCAGGATTTATCTGTCAGTGTGCAACCTCGTAGGGATACTCCGGTCCCTATTCCTTACTAGAGAAAGGTTAAAACCATGGGCCGTGCGTATTCCGTAAATGGAAACTGCATCAACACAGCGTCGAGCACCCTTCCAATTGGGTGTCTAATCGGAGCTACGACCGTTCGTCCCCGTATCCAGGATGTTGTACTGGGTTCGGATGCTTCTCCCGCTGACAACGCTTGCAAGATAGCCTTCCAGAGGCAGACTTCTGCGGGTACATGGGCGGGTGCTGGAGGGGCGGCGATCACCCCGCAGGCAATTGACCCTGGTGACCCGGCATCCCTCTGCACTGCAAACCAGGGGGTAGCGTCGGTAGGACCGACCCTGACCGCAAGTGCGTTCCTACTGCAAATACCGTTCAACCAGAGGGCGTCGTTCCGGTGGGTATCTCAGCCGGGTAAAGATCTCGTTATTCCGGCGACCGCCAACAACGGCATCTCGCTCGTCCCCCTCGTGGTCGGCGGTTCCGCATTCAACACCGTGTTCTCATTTGAGTTCGAGGAATAATCCGGGTACCATACCCCGGAAAGGAGATACAGATGCCAGAGAAAGATAACAGACCGAAGTGTGAGCGATGCGACACTCGACAGGACGCCCTGCATGTTGCACCGGACAGTGGGCCGGTTGTGATCAACAACCAGATCGAACACGTCCAAGTCGCGGTGTGCGATAAGTGCTACGCCGAAGCATTCCGGAAGACATACCCGGACGCCGAAATACCGGAGCAGTTCGCTCATCTGGATACGGCGAAAGCAGGGACGGTCAAGTAAATGAGCAGAGAACCGGTCATACTCCATCCTGGGATGCCGGATTTCTACGACGGCACAAAATGGGAGCGGAAACCTCACGGCACAATGCTGATAAATGGGGTGGAAGTCGCCCATACCCTGCAATGCCCGCATTGTAATGCCCATTTCATCTCCAGAAAAGGGTCGGGTCATCGCCGCACCTATTGCATGCTCTGTAACGCAGTAACGTGCGGCCACCCGGATTGCGACCGTTGTATTCCATGGGAGAAGAAAATGGAACTCATGGAACGCGGGTGGTCCCTCGAAAGAATACTGGCAAGCTAAATGCAACAGTCAACGTGGCAGTATCAAAAACTAGCAGAACCGATAACGGAGATCTTCCCCGTCCCTACGTTGGATCGTTGGGTGGGGTTTGACGATGTACCGCCACCTCCGAAAAGGGTTCTGACGACCGCGATACAGTCAACGATGGCATTCCAAGAACCCCTAGTACCCCCCACCCCTCCGGTGCAGCAGTATCTCCAACCTACGGTACCGAAAAGGGATAACCGGAGGGACGGGTTCCGGTACGATTGGTTCGCAAACACCACGCCTCCTCCGGCACCCCCGGTTCTCTCCTGGCAACCAGAGTTCCCGGATAGTGCACCGGTTCGAGTACGGGCTATTAATCTCAACGCAACGATCGAGCCTACCTGGTTCAAAGCATTCCCGGACCCGACAACTTTCACCTACTTCAACCTGACGACAGACGGGTACGAGCAGGGGGTCCGCAACAAAGCAGATACTCAGAGACGGACGCTTTCTCTGATTTCACCCCTCCTATACGGACAGGGTCCGGATCCGGTAACCTTTACCCCAATGCCGGATACCGAACTCTGGCAACCAATTCGACGTGCGGTGTCGATGGCGACGTACCTACTGTATGGAAACGAACCGTATCAGCTAAGTTTTACCCCTCTACCGGATGTCGAAATCTGGCAGCCGGATAAAACGGCTAGACCCCGACAGCACTTAGCCATGGGAACTCCTCCAGAGATCGATGTCCCGGTGTTCTCTCTGGTGAGTGCGGTTGTACCTCTTCCCCGGTTCCGCAGGGAATACCCTTCCGGTACTCTGGTTACCCCGACGACAAGTTTGGGGGTAATTGTTCCCCCTGTCTATCCAGACCGGGTGCTTCGAGTTCGTCCGACAAGTCTCTTTGAATTCAGCCTAGGGAGGGTAACCTCTGCTCCGACCGTTGCGCGCTTGATCTACGTAACCCGGTCTGGCGCAGGAGACTACATAAAGATTTCGGGTTCCGGTGACACGATACAAAGGCGGGGTTCCGGCGATACCATACGGAAGGGTGGAGGAGTAGCATGACGGTAGTCGCTTACCGCAGTAATCGTCTGTCTTCTCAGACTTTGGATTTTCTGGAGGATATCTCCAGTAACCAACCAATGCGACCGAAACTCAACACCCCTCGGGAACTCACTCGGTGTTCGGTTGATGTGGTATACTTCGTTCGCCATTACTGCTATACCTTCGACCCGAGACTGCCTGAGAGCATTATCCCCTTTGACCCGTTCCCCCGGCAGGAGGAGTTCTTCCATTGGCTGGAGGAGAGTGACCGGTTGGAAGAAGGGGGTATCGTAGAGAAATCCAGGGATATGGGGGTAACCTGGTGCTGTTGCGCGTATGCTCTTTGGTGCTGGCTGTTCAAACGAGGGGATGCAACCGGGTTTGGTTCCCGAAAACTAGAACTTGTAGACAAACTCGGAGATCCGGATAGCATCTTCGAGAAGATCCGGTTCATGCTTCGGTACCTCCCGGACTGGATGCGACCCCGAGGGTTCGGGGAACGGCACATGGGTTCTGGCAAAATCCTGAATCCGGAGAACGGTTCGATAATCTCTGGAGAAGGCGGTGATCAAATTGGACGCGGTGGACGAAAGAGACGATATTTTGTCGATGAGAGTGCCTTCCTCGAACACCCAAAATTGGTTGACGCTTCACTCTTCCAAAACACTAATGTCCGCATTGACGTTTCGACACCTAACGGTCCTGGCAACCCGTTTGCAACAAAGCGTAACTCAGGAGTCTGGAGAGTATTCAGGTTCCACTGGAGAGACGATCCCCGTAAGGATGACGCGTGGTACGAAGCCGTAAAACGGACGATGGACCCGGTGATCGTCGCACAGGAAGTGGATATTGACTTCAATGCATCGATCGAGGGTATCTGTATTCCGGGAATGTGGGTGCAGAGTGCTGTTGACTTCCTGTCTGATCCTCCGGGTCACCTGATCGCCGGGTACGACGTTGCAGACGAAGGGTCGAACCGGAATGTCATGGTCTTTCGGCGTGGTCCGAAAGTTATGGAAGTCGTATCCTGGGGACAGATGCTGACAACGGAAAGCGCATACAAAGCAGCCGACGAAATGCGTAACCGCAGGGCGCATACCATGTATTACGACAACATCGGAGTGGGAACCGCGACGAAGGGTATCTACGATAGCATGGTACGAACCGATATGAACAACCATGTACGATCAACCCTGGGTTTCAACCCTGTTGGAGTAAACGGTGGCGGTCCCCCGAGTGAAGACCTGTGGCCGGATGGACGCACTTCGAAAGAGATGTTCTTTAACAAACGAGCGGAGATATGGTGGAAACTCCGACGGCGGTTCGAAAAGACACATGAATATGTGGAGAAAGGGATCGATCACCCGTTGGACGAATGCATCTCTATCCCCAACAACCCGGACTTAATTCGCGATCTCTCCCTTCCTCTTGTCTTTCGAACTGACACCGGGAAGATACAGATCGAAAGCAAAATCATGATGGCAAAACGAGGGGTAAAATCGCCCGACTTCGGAGACGGGTGCGCATATTCCTTCGCAGGAGATGCAGCCGCTGATTGGGCGGAATTTGCTGAACTCCTGAGAAGTACCCCTCCCCCGGTTTCAGCATTTGCAGGAATGGAGATAGGCTAGATGGCAGAGACAGCCCTTACCCCGTATGAAGCAATGAATGAAGCCCGAGGGATAGCATCCGGGCGTTATTCCCAGGCGACGGAAGACTACAGCATTCCGATTAATCCGACCGAACTTCTGGAGGCTACCCTCGGGGCATATGACGGGGTATTCAAATCAACCTACCGTATTCCTCCGTTCAATCCAGACAACCTGATTGGGCGTCTCGGGTATGACTTCATGGAAGACATGCTGAAGATGGCAGCGTGCCGTGCGGTTTTCAACCTCAAGCGATACACCGTCCTAAAGGATGGGTTCACCGTCAAACCGGCTGTTTCGGATGAAATGTCTTCGGATCACACCGAAAGTAAGTTCTACGCAGACGCTCTGACCTACTGCCTGAGTAATATCGTAGATGAGGAAGTCGATATGCCGCAGGATTTCGAAGCGGTCCTGTTCGATATGCAGATGGCGGCATGGTTGGGGTACCGGGCGGGAGAAATCCAATATCGTACCCTGGAGAACACAAACATCTCAGGGCTAGATGGACGGTTGGGATTTACTGGATTTTGGATAAAGACGAACAAGCAGATAGGGTTCGACATCGATGACCATACCCTAAACCCTAAACGGTTCATCTCCTTTACCCCGGACGGCGGGTACAACGGTGACATCCATCCCGAGAAAATCTGGCTATACACCCATGCGATGTCCGCCAACAACCCCACAGGCCAGGGGGACGCCCGAAGCGTATACAAGAATTACTTCGCTCTGGATGTACTGCAAAAGTTATGGGCGATTGCCTTGGAACGGTGGGGTGCACCCGTCTTCGTTGCATCTTACCCGCATGGGGATCCCACGGCGATGCAGAAAGCCGTGGATGCGATGAACCAGATACGGCAGGGGCAGGCTCCCATTATCCCCGACAACATCAAGTATGAGCTTGTTACCTGTCCGACAACCGTATTCGACGGGTTCCAGCGATCCGCAGATTGGCATGTACGGCAGATATCCTCCGCCATTCACTCTAACAACCTCAGTACGGGGGAGGGGGAGCATGGCGCAACTTCAGCAGGTGCGGATGTACATCAGGATAGCGGTCAATCGGTGTATGATTTTCTCTCCCAGAGAATATCCACCGGGTTCAATATGCAAGTCATCCGCCGTTGGATGCGGTACAATTGGGGTGTCAAATCCCTCCGTCTCATGCCCACCCTGGAACTCCGTAAAGCAGGAGAAGATCCGGCGATGATTACGGCCTTGAATAGCGTAATCAATACCTGTGTGGGTATAGGGAACATGCCCCCGACTTCAAAAGTAATTCGTGAAACCTTCAAGCTACCGCCGATTAGTGCGGATGAGCAGGATTTGCTTGAGCAGCAGAAGCAGGCGCAGGAAGAAGCAGAGCAACGGGCGATTGATGCGAAGCAGTCCGGGCAGGTAGCCGCAATGTCCGATCACGATATGGATGTCTGGATTAACCGTTTGACGACGGCAATCTTCAACCGGAATGAAATAGACCGGCGCGAAAGGAAAGCAGCGTGATCCGTCCTGCCAAGACTAACAAAACTGACGGATTGGTGTTCGCAGCATTTCTCCTGTTGCAACAGAACCTACAGAAGGACATCATAAACGCGGTTGCACTGTATATCGGCAACATTGTTACCGAACGGGAACTCCGGAAGGGTCTGGAAGCCTCAATTCTAGGGGCGCATACACGCGCGGCGGGACTTGGGCGCATATTGGCGCAAAATGTCCCAGAATTGACCCTAGAGGGCAAAGATGAGGCATTTGGGCACCTGACTCTGGCAGACCAATCCGGTTACCTGCGCGGTTTGGCGGATGATGTGGTCACGGGCCGGTATACTACCCCAGAGAATTCGGTGGCACCTGCCCTGAAATCACGAGCATTGCTGTACGCCCGTCGTCTTCGGGGGACGGCAGACGAAGCCTGGGTCTCTGAATTCCCCGATGATACGCGGTTTCTCTGGCTGTTGGGGTATGGGGTGGAGCAGCATTGCGAAGTATGCCCGATGTACGCAAGCAGATCGGTGATAGAACCGTACACAAAGCATGACCTTCCTCCTCCTCCGGGGTCTGGCAAAACCCCCTGCAAGGTGAATTGTGATTGTAGGTTACGGACGGTTGGCGGTAAATCGGGTTTTCCGTTCGAACCCGGTTCAAGTTTCGTGCTAAATCTTTGATGATCAGGAAAAGGAGGTAAATCTATGTTCCTGAAAGAAAGAGTAACCCGGACCGGAAAAATTTTCCAGGTAGGGTCATATCCAGATAAGCAGTTCGACCTGAAAGAACCCGAAGCAGACGCAGCAATCGCAAGCATGAGCGAACCGATCCCTGCCAACATCGAGCATCGCCCTTCTCCTCTGGATGGAGCACTCGGGGAACTCAAAAGAGTATGGCGGGAAGGGGTAGAGCTCTTTGCAGAATGCTCTATCCCGAAGTGGCTGGATGAGCATCTGAAGGAGAAGGGCGTTCCGCTACAGCCCTCGTTGGAATGGGACCGGTCCACGAAGCAGATAAAGGGCGTTGCGTGGGTTAACTTCCCTCGTATCGAGGATGCAGCCCTGATGTCGGCGTTCTCGGTAGCGTTCTCTTCCCCAGAGATCACTGACCCGGCTCTTTTCTGGGATGACAGCGTAACCTGGTTCGATAAAGACGACAAAAAGTCCACCGGGGACGATCTGAAGTGGCAGCGGGATCTTGGCAGTACAAACGGGAGTGAAACCCATGAGGCAGAAGCATCGCACGGTAAATACACTGTCAGTAAAAAGGATGCGACTTCTGCATACGATATCGGCTACACCCCTCACACCGGGCCGAAAGGCAAGAACTACAAGCCTGCAAAAGGTTCTGCCCTGAAACTGGAGGAGGCGAAACAGCGTTGCCAGCAGCACCATATGGAGGTGACAGGGAAAGCGGAGATGTCTCAGATCCCCGGTCTCAAGGATGTCCCCACCATTAACAACGGCGATAGGGCGTTTTTCGAGTTCATACTTAACCAACCGGCGGTCAAATCCCGCCAGAAAGGAACCCCAACCGTGTCAAAATTTCTTGACAAGGCAAAGGCTCTCTTCCATCTCGCGGGAGTAGAAGAGAAGCAAATCGACAAGCTGACCGACGATGACCTCAAAGAGAGCATCGAAGAGTTGGCCGAAGAAGAGGAGCAGCCCGATTTCTCCAAGTCCGCCGAGTTCACCGCACTCAAGACGGAGAACGAAGAACTCAAGAAAAAGGTCGCCGAGTTCGACGATGAAATGAAACAGCAGAAGGCACTTGCTCAGTACAACGCCGACTGCACCGAGATCGACAAACTCGCGCGTACCCCGAACAACCGCATTCTTCCGGCGGAGGCTGACGACTACAAGAGCATGGCGAAAGAGAACCCGGCAGCATTCGCAGCCACTCTTCCCATCCTCCAGAAGCGGGCACCTCTGGCACAGTTCTCCACTGAACCCCGTGTATTTTCTCGGGTAGGTGGCGCGGCTGACGGGGACAACCCAGGCAATCAGCTGACCGAAAAGACGAAAACTCGCATGAAGGAGAACCCGAACGAAACGTATGACATTGCCTTCAGCCGTGTCTGCGAAGAGAACCGGGATCTGGCAGCGGCGTACAACGCACAGTTCAGCACCGTAGGAGGGAACTAACCAATGTCTCGACGCAAGGGAAGTGTAATCTCCCAGACCCGACCCTGTGATGCGGCAATACCCGCCAACCGGGTAGTTCAGTGGTCTGGTAGCAACGTCGGGAACGTTACGATCACCACGGTCGTGGGTTCCCTCCTTATAGCCGGGGTCTCCGAAGAAGGGTCAAACCAGTCGGCAACCTCTCCCCCTAACTGGTACGTGAAGGTTACTCAGGCGGGTATCGTCCAGATCGAAATGCTGACAGGTACCGCCATCGCACACGGAGACAAACTAAAGATCGCAGATACAGCCGGTCGGATTACCTCTATCGCAGGAGCGGCAGCAGGTGCCGGTACTCTGACGGGCATTGTCGGCATCGCTCAATCGGCGCATGCATCGGGAGACGCAACCGGTACCCTGGTGGACGTTCTGCTCACCCCCGGTCTGCAGATGTTCACGTAAGCCTGTCGGTTTTACTCCGCAGGAGAAAGGATAGACGATATGCCTCCGATAGGCTCCCTACACGTAGACAGCGCGCTCACGAACCTGTCTATCATGTACAAAAACCAGGAATACCACGCAGACGAGATCTGGCCACCTCTCCCGGTCGCCAAGCGTTCCGACGTGTACTTCCAGTATGATCCGGCCATGCTGGTACAGGGTTCACCGTTGGACGTGAACAACCTGCCAGACAGCGCAAGAGAACCCGCCGACGAAGCATCGGAAGTCAGCTTCAAGATGTCCACCCTGCCGTTTTATTGCAGGGAGTACGCGAAGAAACAACTGGTAACCGATGCTGAGCAGGCGATCGCCGACAACCCACTGCAGCCAGCGACGGATGCAACCCTGAACGTGACCAACCTGCTCGCATTGGATAACGAGCGTGTCGTAGCCAATAGGGTCACCACCCGTGGCAATTACAACTCGGCCAACAAGGTTGCACTCACAACGGGCGGCACCGGAACATCGTGGAAACAGACGGCATCGACCAACTCTGATCCGTTTGCGAACTTCACCACCGGGCGTCTGGCTATCCTGGCATCTTGTTTCCAGGAACCAAACGCCCTACAGGTGAGTATCTCCTCCGCGCAGTACCTCTCTCAGCACCCTCTGTACCGTGACCGGTACAAGTACGTAAATCAAGAAGGCCTGACAAAACGGCGACTGCTGCAGCCGGTCGTAAACGGGATGGATGTCATCGAAACCGGCGCACAGGCGGCAACCTCCAAGGCCGGTCAGACGCTGACAACGGGCGGTGTGTGGGTAGCAGACGACGGAACAGACGAAGCCGTTATGTTCTACCGTTCCCCGTCCCTCGGTCCCCGCACCATCCACTTTGGCAGGACTTTCGAAGCACCGGACGACACAACGGGTTCCCGTGGGTTCTCCGTTCGCAGGTTCCGGTGGGAGATTAAGAAGGGTGAGTACGTGGAGTGCTCAACGCTCCGCGACTGGAGGGCAATCGCGATCGATAGCAACGGCAAGTACCTAGCAGGGTACCTGATCACCGGTGTTAGCGCGTAACTATAACGACAGGCTGTAACCTTCTCCAGAGATCGGTGGGTACGATTTCTGGGGAAGATTACGGAGGAGATAACAAATGCCAGACGCAGAGACGAAACCAACCCGGACTATGAAACCGGCGAGGAATTACGGACTTCCGAAGCATGTCGATACTTCGGAACTTGTACCCGACGCGACCCGTGCCAATCACTTCGTATGGCCGCATCCAGGTGGAAACCCTGCACTTGACGAAGTGTACCATATGCCTGCTGAGTTCGCCGATGAGCGCAGCGAAGAGGAAGAGGAAGGCGCACTCAAGAAAGCAGCGCGCATCCGTGAGAAGTCCGCACAGACCGACGCAGAGGCAATCATTGCAGAAGCACAGGCACGCGCTGATGCGATCATTGCAGAAGCTGAAGGGCAGGCAAAAGCTCTCAAGGCACGGGGGACCATGCAACCCGGTCCGAGGGATGCAACCCATACCAACCCTGAAGACCTTGACCCGGATGACCCGGATTACGAGGACCTGACTGAAACCGCAGAGGATCGCGCCAACAAGGGCAAACGAGGTCGCCGTCCACCCCCACCCCCTCGGGACGCGAACATGATTGACCCAACCGTGGTTGCAGCGTCCAATCCTGGAGGCGGTGAAACCGTTCCCGGACGAGATAACCCTGCGGTTCGCGAGAGTTCTGCCTAGTGAACGGAGATAGCTAGGCAGAACTTGGAGGGAACCGGTATCGTGCCAGCCGGTTTCCTCCGATTTGCTTCTCCAGAAAGGGGGTACGAGGGGTGAATTACTCGGATCCTCTGGGGGATAGTTTGAGGCTTAGAAAGATATACCGGCGTCTCGGAAGGATCGAGCGAGGCCTAGGCCGGTTACAAAAGGACCTCGCTCAAATTAAACGGTCGGAGGTAACTCTATTGAACACGCTTGACACCCTGAAACAGGAAGTTGCGGAGGAGAAGACGGTCGAACAGAGTGCGGTCGCGCTTCTGAACGGTCTATCTCAAGAAGTCGCCAATTTGGAACCCAACCAGGCGGCGATTGATCAGCTTGCGGCAGACATCAAGAGCCAGTCAGACGAACTCGCGGCAGCGGTCGCGGCGAACACCCCGGCGCAGGCATCCACGGGAAACACGGGTACCGGTTCGTCGGATACTGGGAGCACCGGAAGCGGTGGCGGTGGTTCTGACACCGGTACGGGAACGGGGACCGGACAATAGGATGAGCACCCTCCCCTCTAGCCGTATACCGGGTACTACAGCCAATGTACCTATCTACTCCGTGATCGGGGTTTGGTTCAGAGGGGAGGAGCATCCCACCCTTCTTTCGGCCAATGACCGGATTATCGTATTCGATACCCCGCAAATGGCTCGGGATTTCATGCCACGACTCGGAGGAGGACGCCCAACCTGCTGGAAGGATGCGGACAGCGCGTATTGGCCGATCCTCACGAAGACTGGGATTAACCGGGCAGTTGTTCTCTGGAATTATGACCCGTATAATGCGCCGAACGGCAGGGCAGAGAGTAGGCTGCACGAGTGGCAGCATCACATCATCTGGCAGATGGCTCTTGCGAACATGGGTCAGATCAATGAGAAGACCGGGCATAACGAAGCCCTCGGGGAACTTAGGGATAAGAAGTCTCCGATCCTAATTGCTTATGGAAACTGGTAACTGATGATGACCTACGATAACACCGATCAGCAGTTAATCTCCTACCGTTACGGAGAAGCAAAACCCATATATGGGACCATCACCGGAACTTCTGGGGAAGAAGATATCAGCGGTGCAACGTTTACCCTGCTGGATGCAACTGGTGCGGTCGTCGTCACAGGCGGTGCAACCGCAACTGCTCCGGGGTTGAGCACTCAGGTATACTACAGCCTGGATACGAAAGCAAACGGCATCCTGGCAGGAAACTGGTATTACGGGTACTTCGACGTTCCTGATGTTCCCTCGGCAGACAGTATTCCCAGAGATCTGCGTCCGACTTTGGCTATCTGGGTTGCACCGATCGTAGAAGCGACCTACATCCTGGGAACTCCAATCGGTAATCTCCGTCAAGCAATTGCAGATACGAACATCCCGGACCCGGTGTTCTCAGATCCAGAATTACAAAGTTTCCTGGATCAAAACGGAGGCAATCAGAATGCCGCAGCGTATTCCGCACTAATGGCACAGGCGACCGACAGGGCAAAGCTTGCGATCTCTATGAATTCCGGGTCCTGGGGAACTACCCAGACAGGGGTATACCAAGCCCTCATGCAACTGGCGGAGAAGTTCTACAAGTATCGCGTAGGATCAATCCTTGTTCCGCCGACACAGCCCTTTTTCACTATCGGGAATTCCGACCTCGGAACAACCGGAACGATGGACAACTGGTAGGAGGAACCCATGGACCGAAGAGAAGCGATCACCCGTCTGACATACCCTGTCCTATTTGAGAAAGATGCACAGGGGCATGGGAGTAATAAGCATGCGGGCTGGGCTGCTAGAGGGGGTACTGACTATAAACCTCTAGGGGGTTTATCAGGTCATCAGGCAGACCTTCCTCCGGTAGCGGGAGGGGTTAAAATCAGCGTCCGTAAAGGGCTACCTATGGGGGGAGGAAACCACTATGTAGATATCCTTCACCCTTCCGGGCATTCTGATAGTCTGGGGGTTCGAGATTCTGAGGATGCTGCAAAAGATTTAGCCGTAAGAAAGCATCGGGAATTGGATATGATGTACGATGAAAACGGTAAAAGCCGATATGCAGCAAACAAGAAGAAATCAAGGTCGGGTAAATGAAACAATACTCCTCCAATCCGGGGCAAACGTTCTCCGACCAGATGAAGATGTTTACCTCCCAGAAATCGCCGGGTCAGGTGGCGATGAACCAGGAGGTAACCATTACCCGTACTCGACAGACGGTGAGCAAATCTCCCCTGGTATGGACGGCGCGTGCTCTGAGGGTGAATGCAATCTCTAACCCCGGAATGGATATGAACGAGGGTGGCGACAACGTCTCCAACACGAACATCTACGAGTTCATCTTCCCAGAGGGAACCGTCATCCGTGCGACGACCGATACGATCACCTGGGTGAATAAGCAAGGCCGGACGGAAAAATGGAAGGTGGTCGCGGTCGGCAGCGATAGCGTGGGCCTGAACGAGGTAGAGATTAAGGCACACTGTACCAGGGCATAGACGATGAGCAGTTACACCGTAATGCTAACGGATATTCGGAATATCGGACCGGGGAAACAGTTACAGAGGATAATCAACAATGTAGCCCGGATCGATACTTACTTAGAACAGGTGGGGGAAGAAGTTCTTCTCCAGATCCTAGCTGAACACTTCCAGCACTCGGGGATTAAGAGCAGAACCGGCGACCTTCTGGCAGCAATCACGGAACGAGGGGCAAAGGGGAATGTTTTCCAAAAGTCTCCAGGGGGACTTCGAGTAGGGGTGGATTACGGTACAATGCCTCGGGCGAAATACGTAATAGAGGGAAGACGGGCGGTTGTTCCCGTGAACAAGAAAGTCCTTCGATGGATTGATCCGGAGACGGGAAAGCCGGTCTTTAGTAAATACAGTCGTCCGGTTCCGCCGCACCCGATATACTACCTAACTTCTTCTGACCTCATCCGTCTGGAGAATGCCCTGATAGCAAAACTTACCCTAACCCAGAGTAGGGACAGCGGAGGAAGGTTCTCACGGTAACCCGATATGCCCTTTCAAACGACACAAATCGGACTTGCAGAAGCAATGCTGAACGCTCTCAAGCAGAAGATGATCGATAACATAACTCTGCTACAGACAACTTTAGCACTAAATCCGGTGATTGATCTGGGAACCCCTCTGACCGGTACGTTCTTTCGTATCGGGGACATCGCTAGAATGCCTTCTGGGACGGATTTCCCCTTCTGGGTGGCCGTAGTAGGGGGAGGGAGGCAAGATGGCAGGGATCAGTCCTGGAAGCTCAATGCGTCCGGCCCTCAATTCAGGGGGAACGTCTGGCATAACATCTACATGTACATTCACCCGGATACCTTCGCTAACGAGCTTGGACCAAAGGATGAAAACGGAGAACCGACGACAGACCCCCTTATCCAGGCAGAAGACCGGGAACGGTTTCGGGCACGATTTCAGGATTGGCTGGTGAATGGGGTGTTCAACACCCCGAGCAATCACGAGATCACTCTTGCATCCTCGCAACTTCGGGTGCCACCGGGGTTTGACAAACTGACGAGATGTTTCGTGAGTGAGGTGACGAAAGGCTGGACTACTAAATCGTATGGAGATTCCGAAGACGTGATGATGATACACTTCATGCACGAGGGTCTCTTACTAGGAGGTTACTAATGAGCGATATGGAAGCCTCGAAAAAGGCAACTCCGGTTACATCGGCGAAAGCGACCCCTGCAACTACCGATCCCGAAGTGCAGGTTCTCCCGGAGGATAACGAACCGCAACTGATTTCACCCGAAGAGGCAATGAAACGTGCCGTTGCACTTCACGAGAAGGTTGAGAAGGCGATGGTCGATGGGTTGAAAGAATTGGACGGCGACCGAGCATGGCACGAAGAAATGGCTACTGCCAGAGGATCAATTCAGACCCTTCTCTGGCAGCTACGGGCCGGGTGGCCGGGTGGCAAGAAAGTCGTAACGGAGGAATAATCCATGCCTATTATCGATTACGATGTAAATGATTATCTAGGAGCTATCTGCCTTAAGAAAGCAACAGGCGAAGTGGTAAACGGATACGCCCTTCTCACCCAGAAGAACATTCCATACACCTCGTACACTTCTCAAACCCTGGAGAACAACTACTACCCAGGCGCAGGGAACGCAGCGGCAGGACCGGTTATCGTTGCACCGGGGAAGAAAGCCGTCATGCATACCATTGAAGCTCCCTGCCACCCTGGATGGTATGAGCAGAAACTACTCAACGACCTGCTTGGAGGCTCTGCTTCGTTCCTGAACCGTAATCAGCAGTCTATCTGGGATCTATCCCGGTTCGAGCCTACCCTCGGGCATAAACGGTTCACGACATCCAAACTCTCCGGTATATCGACGGTCTACAATGCAGATGGGCAAGCCATAAGTTGCGTCATGAATTTCGTCTCCCTGTATCCGCAGGAAGAAGGAACCCCCGCAACCTTCGCCAACCCGACTGCACTGACAGGACAGGCATACGGACCGGCGGATTTCACCTCAACATCCTTCGATCAACATCGGTCGAGTATCATTTCGGTGGTCCGTGGGTTGAAGATACAGAATATCGGGGACGGAACTCGATACGGGGCGTATATCTCCACCCGTGCCATGGGCGGAACGTTCACCCTGGAGGAAATCCCAACGGCGGAACAGGGTACCCTCCTGGCAGCAACTGCCAATACACAGTACGGTACTGCCGTCTGTGTTATCGGCCCATCTACGACAGGGGTACAATGGACCTTGTACGTGAACAGAGACACACGGCGGTACTCTTCTCAGGGGAACCAACCGGGTACAATGTTCTTCGATTACTCCCTCGCAGATATCAACAACGCAGGAGCAACAACCTACCCGATGAAACTCGCAGCAGCACCGTAACGTAAATGTCGCATTTCAAACCCATAAGGCGCATACGGCCGGTTTCCCCACCGGCCATTTTCTGGCAGAAAGGCACAGGCACAACTTCAATGGCAGAATACCAGGGTAACAAACCCGTCAAGATCCTCGTCACCTATATGAACGATGAACTCGAGATTTTCAATGAGCGGCAGTTGAAGGAGATGAAAGTCTCCGATGAAGATGTCCCCCTTATCTTTGGGGACAATGCCTACTGGATGCGGTTCCGTCTGATAGATGCATCCTTCAAAGACCAGAACAAGGTCACGCAGGATTGCACCGACAAGGACGGCAAGTACAACGGTCTTTTGGAGGATCAAAAGCGGTTCGTTCGGGCAGTCGAACAGGGATCATGGGAAAAGCAATATGTATCTTCCCCAGAGAAAGCGTTACTCTCTGTCACCGAGGAAGCATTCGAGGAACTCCGACCTCCGCAGCTTGCCAACATGATCACCGTCGAAATCCTCCGACACTGGTATCCAGGAGCGACGAAGACGCGGGATTTTATCAAGGGGTGGCAAGAGAAGCGGGAAAGATTAGAAAAGGACACCCAATCGAAGTCTACTCCGTCCACCCCGGAATCCTAGCTTACTACGCATGGAAGTGCGGATGGCCTCCGTTATACCCAACCCTCGGGGATTACCCCGTTGAAGTGGGGGACGTGTTCTTTTTCTGCCTAAGTTTCAACCAGAAAGAGGACCAGGGGGACCGGATGGTTGCAATGGCGAAACAGAAGCAGAGCGACCTCCAGAGGCAGTATAACCCGTAGTCGGCAGACAGGAACCTGAGATGCCTGATAACGAAATAGACCTAAGTGTAGATGACTCTCAGTTTAAGCAGACAATCCAGGGGGATATCGCCCTTGCGGAACGACTGCTTCAGACGTTAGAGAGGATTAAAACAGCCCTTAAGGATACGAGCCTTAGCTCTATGGATCGGGCTAATCTACAAGGTTATGCCGCTACCACGATGTCGAACCTTTCCCGTCTCCAGGGAAGTTCGACGGGTGCGGCGCAATCCTCTGGAATCTCTGGGGGAGCCGGACCTACTTCGTTGAACGCAGGAGTTGGAGGACTTGCAGCATCTACGTCTTATGCCTCACATCCGCATTACCAATCCTGGGTTTCTTCTCAACCGTCTTTCGGGGGTGGAAGCGGTGCAGGGGCATTTGTCGCTGGAGTAATAGCAGGTGCAGGAGGGGCACCTCCACCCCCTCACCCCGGTGTGGCACAGGGGATGTTCGGAGAAGGGGGACAACCGAACACCCCTCTCACCCCTCGTTACAATGTTCGTTCTATTCCAGGATACCAAACCCCGGACCAGGCAGCGAGGAACATCGCTCAGGAAGCAGGTTTCACCGTACGATCAACGGACGATAGCTGGATGGATCGTTACCATGCTCAGTTCCAATCCCCGATTAAAAACAGGTACGGGATACGCTTCAATACCCCGTTTTCTCGTATCTCCGATAGAGGGGAGATAACGGCGGCAGGAACCTACTTCATGGGCGGAACGGGGGACGGGAACAAAGGACTGGCAGAGGTTGGATCAGGAACCCCCGAACCCTGGTTTCGACAGAGAGTATCGGACGCAGCCCGACCTTTTGGAGACTTTCAGCAACCGAATTATAGAGGGGTGGCCGGGGGTCTGGCATACGGGGGTGCGCGTCTGGTTGCGGATCAGCTAAACTACAGCACCCAACAGTATCTATCGGGAGGGGATAACCCGATGGCCCGTGCGGGTACATCGGCATCTGCAATCTCCACGGGGATCGGAGCTATTGTCGGATTGGCAACGATGAACCCCGTCCTCGGGTTTGGTGCAGCAGCCCTGTCGAACACCCTCCTTGATCCTCTTCTCAAGAATGCAGCCGCACCGGAGGAAAGCAGGCAAAAAGCTAACATCGCCTTGCAACCCTTCTTCGGGCCCATCTACGGTAGACAGAGTTTCGCGGAAGTAAACAGGTACACCGGAGACCGGATCGGAACGCAGGGAACCGGGTTCATGGGTTTGGGTGGGCATGATACCGGGGTTTACGATACCGACAGCCGTCTCCAGAGATTGGTGAACCGAACAGATAGAACCCTCCCAGAGGAGTTCAAATTCCGGAGTACCCAGAATGCCGCACCCATTCTCGGGGCAATCGGAGCTACCCTTTTCAATTACGGCATTGATCCCTTCGCACCCGGCGAATTAGTCAACGACCCGGCATCTACCCGTCCTTATGCGCGTACCCCGGTTAACATGGGTAACAACCTGATGGTAGG